GCTGTTTGCAAACTTTTTGCAAAGTAGTAAGGGGCGGCTTCCCCCTTGCTAATAACCCGAACTTTCAGAGGTTCTCTGACAGCTTGAATTTTAGCCCGAAGCACACCGCCCTGGCTGACAGTGTCGGCATATGCCCAAATCTTTGGTCGATTAGTCCAGTCGTAATGACGACCGTACTCATCATACATTGAATTGTGCACATTTTGCTCAACACCTTTTGTCAACGCCCACGCGGCGCCACCACCACCATCCGGCAGGACTGCCAAACAGGGTCGCGGCGCAGCGACTGACCACTTCATCCCGACGAACTCAGTCTCAAGACTTTTTCGTTCGAGGTCGATTTTAGCCTTCTCGGTAACCGGCTCCAGGTTAGCGATATGAAAGTCGAAGTCGTCTTCGAAAATCACGAAAGGGCGGTTCCAGTTGTTCTGTAACCACTTCTCACTGACTTCAATCTTGACCCCCTTGGGAAGGGGGCCCATGAAAGAGTTGAAATGAACAAACCTGTTCGTTTCAAGGCGGTAACGACCCGCCAACGCACCACACTGACCGCCTTTAGATCTAGGCGTCGTGTAACAAGCATTCTGTGAAGCTTTGTGCTTTGGAGATTGAAAGAAGGCCGGATCCTTTTCCAGGCGTTCCTTCAACTTTCCGCGTATCTCGTCCAATACGGGCTCCAACCGATCCATTACCTCGAGGAACAAACTGTCGTTTGGACCACCTTCATCCTCGATGAGGGGGTCGACTGTCTGCATCGCTTCTCGGTGTTTATAGTAAGTGACTAGGATGAACTCTTCACTCAGTGGCAAAGCTGATCGCTTGCACTGCAGGAAAGAAAACCAGAGATGGGTGTTCGCACGGTTGTACGAACTCCTGGATTTCGCCCATCGGCGAAATTTCCCAGACCATTTCAGCTCCTCTCCCGACCACTCCGGCTCCTCGTTCTTGAGGTAGCGGGACATCGGACAACAAAGAAAGTATTTAGCTTTCTTCACAAAATCGGCCTCCGTTTCATGATCAAGAAACGAAGATCCCTGGTCAACGAACGACTCCACTACGTCGCTCGGGCATCGGTGGTGAAGCAGAACTAGCAACACCCCACGAAGCAAACCGGTGATTCTTGCGCGAATCTCATCGTCCCGGTCCGGAACGATGTCGCGTAGGGCCCTCCCTACGATATGGTGAAAGCCTATCAATTTAGACTCTCCGTCAGCTGTGGCTGACTGCGATATGGGCGTATTCTCTTCTTG